CGTAACTGGTTCTGATACTAAATCGATTTTTATTTCTACGTCAAGTCCTAAAGTCATTACTTAGTTTTTTTAGATATTTTCAACTCCTTTGTTTTAACCTCAACTTTTTCTTCTTTTTGTACTACTTCTTGTACTATATCTTGTACTACTTCTTCAACTACTTCTTCAAAAGTACGAACAAAACCTTTTTTCAATAAAATCTCAGCTCTTTCGTCAGATACAATTAATTCTTCACCCTCTTTAACAAATCTATTCAATACTAAATCTCTGTATGAATACTTTACTTTTATTTTCTTACTCATAATTTATTTATTTGAAAGTAGGGGAGGAAACGATCCTCCCAGTATTATACTTTCCAAACTACTTTATAATTATGCTACGTTGCCTAAATCAGCAAATACGAAAGCATCAACTCTATCAATAGCAAGAACTTCACGAGCCTCGATACGAACAGTTACCAAGTTTTTCTGAATGTTATCAGAATCTTGCTCAAAGAATTCAACTTTAAGATCGTCAACTACAACTCTCTTAGCCATGTTCCAATCACCTACAAGTACTTTATCATCAGCAATGAAACTTGACTTGAAGATAGGAATACCAGCGATAGCTATGTTTCCATCAGGAGTGATTGTTACACCACCAGGGATTGAATAATCAGCAGGTTTAGTTAACAATAATCTACCCCATTGCTTTGGATTAACAACGATACCATTTACTGAGAAATCAGCACTTTCAAGGTTGGTAATGTAATCAATGATTTGCTCTACGTCAACAGTATTTGAAGTAGTAGTAGATCCTGTAGCAGCAGCGATAAGATCAGCATAGAACTTAGCATCTTCTGCTTTGTAGAAATCACGTAACAACATTTGTGGCAAAGCTGACTGTAGGAAAGGAAGATCCTGTAGCATTGACTTGTCAATACGAGCATAACCAGCAATGTAACGAGCAGTATAAGTAACCGCAGTTAAATCGTAGTCAATTTGTGTTTTAGCATCACCTGGAGTTGATTGTACAGAGATAGAACCCTCTACACCAGTTTCACGATACAATGTGTATATACCAGTAGCAGAGCTAACAGCAGGGATAAGGCTACGGAAGTTAACCAAACGGTTAGGTATCATAGCAACACCTGGCTGGTATGTGCGTACTGCATCACCTGTAAGGTTATTAGCAACAGTCATGTTACCAACAGCTTTCATGTTAAGTTTAACTTTGTTACCAGCAGATACATCACTGATAGAATCAAAGTTCTTTGCAATTAGGTCTGCAAAAGACGCTTCAAAAGATTTAGCTTCCATTTTTTCTGTAGAATTTTGTTTTTGTAATTTAATTTCCATTTCGTCAAGACGAGCATCAATTGCTTGAGATTTCTCGCTGATTTGTTCTGCAACGACGTTTTTTACGTTTTCGTTTATAGCAGATTTAAGTTGTTCAACTTTTTCCATTTCTGTAATCTTCTAATAAATTGTTTAATAATAATTCAAATTTCTCATCTTCGCTTTCTTCAAGTTCAGGTGATCCTTCTTCAATAACTGCCTCTTCATCCATAACTGGCTCATCTTCCATCGGGTTTTCATCTTCAGTATCTTCTATAGATATAGTTACCGTAACGGTAGATTTATCTTCCAATGGCTCAAGATTTTCAACTGATGCTTCTTTAAGTAAAGCAAGTTCCTTATGTAGTTGTAGTAATTGTAGTTCTAATTTGGCAAATGTTTCATCTGTGTATTTACCGTTTTTGATTGCATTTAAAATGTTATCCATCATAAATCCTATTGTTTCATAGCTTTTCATACCTGTAATTGGTGTCATTTCATTAGCACCCCATCCTTGTAATGAAGAGCCTTCATATAATTTAACTTCTGTAATTTCATTGTATTGACCCATACCTTTTTGTTTAATAGTAACAAAACCAATTGAGTGTTCGTTAATCAATCCATCCTCTACCATTAAAAGATAATCTCTTCCAAGTGTATGGCGACCTGCCTTACTTTCGTAGTACAAACCTTTGTTATCTTCTTTTAGCTCAAGAATTTTACCTACTGATTTAGTAGCATCATGATCTAACAAATGACGTATCCTTGAGAAGTTCTCATTAATTGTTTTAGAGAAAGCTCCTTTACGGATAATATCTCCATCGCTATCCATATTATCAAACGAAGAAAAGTATCCAGTAACAATGCCTTTTTTGACATCTACGTCTGTAATTCCCTGATTTAAATTTTTGTATAATAACATATCTTAATTGTTTTCTATTTCTTTTAGTTTGCTTATTGCCCAATTTACTCCTGCATCGCCACCCCAAGCATCCCACATTAATCCACCACAACCTTCACTATATGGTACATCTTTATTTTGTTGGTGACGTTTAAAACTTGCCATCCTTGCTATTGTATCTCTTGATACAGGTTCACGATTAGCTAATTGATTAGCTCTTGCTTTTCCAACTGGTGTTCCGCAATCTCCCCATCCATTTTCTTCTGCGTATTTTAAAGCACGTTTAGCATTATTACTTGCTGCTTCTGGGTAGTCTGAATAGCTGTCTGCTTTTTCAGTTTTTTTTTTAGCGTAAGAATCTAGGAATCTTTTTACAAAGCTCATAGCAAAAGCATTCTCATTACCCTTTAACTCTTGCTCTTTAAATACTCTTATCCCTGTTGCAAATACTTCCTCTAGTTTCTTTGCAGTAACCCTTTTACCAGGATTGTCCTTATTAAACTCTCTAGCCATTGTAACTAATTGAGCCATTGGTTTTTCATCCTCTATAGGATTTACCGACTTACTAGCTTGTGCAATACCTATAGCTTGTTCAATAGGGTCAATATTTATTTTGTCAATAGGGGTAACTTGAATGCTTACATAAATCTTATCCATATCAGGATTCTCATTACGTCCATAACCCATTTCCTCAAGTTTCTGATTAGGTGTTAACCACCAAGCTCTTTCAAGGTATGATATTTGTTCTTTCTTATCTTCTTGTAGTTCAGGGAATACACTTAAATCAAAATCCAAGAAATACTTTTTATTCTCTGACTTATTATAAGGAGCTACAAGCCATTTATTCAAGTCTGCTCTAGCTGATATAAGTTCTGGTAAAATAGCGTCTGAAATCAAAGCTTTACGAGCCTCATACATATTATTGTAAGTCTTGTTATCAGGGTCGTTTAATAAAGCAGAGTTTACATGGTATACATTACACATCTGCCTAAGATTCATTTTCATTGATTCAATAATAGCCAAATCAACTGGAGATAAACCTATTTGTTGCCAACCAACCTTAGAACCCGATACTATTATGTTACCTGCATTTTCAGGCCCACTATATTCTGACTTCCATTTACGTTGCATCTCGTATGCTTGTTCTGGAGATAGTTGACCATCTTCACTATTGTCATATAAGATACCCATTGCTCCAGTATTCTGGAATAACTTAACAGAGGCTGTTTGTGCATCATTTGATTGTTGCATAACTCTCATAGCAGCTCTTAATGGAGATTGTCCATAAAGGTGAGAACCTTCTGTTGAATAATCAGGATTCCAATACTTAGAGTGCATAACCTTACTAGCAAGTAATTCTTCTTTACCATAGGTAGTACTTAATGTATATCCCATTACTGGATTATATCTACCACCACTAACAATTCTAGTTAAATGTGCAGGTAGTACATAAAGTTGTTTAAACTTACCAGCATTAGAACCTGTAACAGCACCCATGCCATAAATATAGGAATTACCAGTAATTAGTTTAAACCCAAAATAATTATCCATAAACTCGTAATACGATTGGTAATCATTAGGATCTAATAAGGTTTGTATAATTGGATGGTCTTCAGATACTTCTACTAATGCCTTAGTCTTTAAGTAATTAGCTTCTTGAATATCTTGTGCCTTAGATACATTCTGTGTATATGATTTATATTTCTGGAATGCTCTATCATCAACTACCTCATATAATATTGGAGGTGCTGTAGCTGCTTTTCTGGTGATTAAGTTAACTATTGAATAAATATCAGAATTGTACTGATAGCCCTTTTCTACATAGTTTTCAAACGTGTCTTCTCCAAAAATAGGAGCTTTTGCGATTTGATTATAAATCATCCTAGCATATGCAGGATCTATACCTTTTTGAACCATGATAGGTTCTGGTGCTTTTGGAGCTTTAAAGAAATCGAATAATCCCATTTATATTACATACCATTTACGTTCCTTGCCATACTTAGTAAACATTGCACATCTGATTGCATCTAAACAATGGTTGTATGTATCAATAGGAACATTTGTACTTTCCCCATTTTGCATTATCCATTGGTAGTTTTTTACCTCTGTTGCTATATTTTTACTACGCTTGGTGTAGAACACCCTATATTCTTTTAATTTGTTAATACCAGCGAGAATAGAACCTTTACCTTTTTTCTGTGGTTTAACATTAAAATTTACTTTTAAGTCTGCTATGGATTTAGGTTCAGCAGAATCAGCAAATATTTCACTATATGGATTAACATTTAGTTTTCTCAAACTATTTGCAATATCCTTGTTTGTCATTCTTGTGGCATAAAACAATTCATCTAGGTATATATTGTCACCTATCTTACTCATTCTTATACAGGCTGTAGGATCATTAGTAAAGCCAAAATCCATGCCATAAAAAATATCGTCACCATCAGGAAACAAATCACATTCTTGCCAATCTGGATAAACCAAACTTTCTGTAGCAGGTCTAGGGTCTTGTTGATAAAGAGAGTTGAAGATAATTGGGGATGATTCCTTAATCCTTATAAGCCTATCTGCTGACTGTCTATCTTCCCATAATGCTTCCCCAACCTCTCTTTTATCATAATACCTTCCATCATCTAAAGATTCCCTTAATGCTGGTAATGTTATTGTATTCCAATCGTTATCTCTTTTACTTGCTCTTCCGAGTGGATCATCATTATCCCATCTTGTAGCAATTAATAGTTGTTTACCGTTATTTTGAAGTCTACTTTCTGCAACTGATGTATACCAATCCCAAACTGTTTCTCTAACATTTAATGATTTAGCCTCACTATAGTCTTTAATTAAATCATCACATATCAATACATCAACACTAAATCCTGTTAGCGATCCACCAGTACCTACTGACTTTAAATACCCCCCATTATTAATAACCTCAAACATATCATTATTCCTAATGGCCTCACCACTTCTAGGTTTAGCTATTTTAGTATTAGGGAATACTTTTCTATATTCTACACTATCAATAATCTTCTGAACTTCCCTATTGAATCTTGACGCTAAATCAGCTGTATAAGATGCGATAACAATTTTCAGATTAGGGTTTACTCCTAGCAGGTAGGCTGGATACAATTGAGTGGCTAGTGTAGACTTACCATGTTGAGGTGGCATAGAAATCATTAGCTTCTTACTATCGTCATCAGTATACAGCGTCATTAGCGATCCCATAATATGGTTATGAAACCAAGTCGCATCAAAATCCTTTTTAATAAATCTTACAAAGAACGAAAAATCTTTACGAGCTAAGTCTATAGCCGCTGATTCTAATAAAGCACTATCTATTTTTAATGGTTTATCTTTTATCATCTAGTACACTTCCAGTTAAGTACCTTTCGGCTAATTGACGTTTCAACTCTTCATCCATGTCAGATACGTCTACTTTTGTGGTTTGTGTGGCTTGTATTTCTACATTTTGTTTATCCGACCAACCGTAATGGTTTTTTAAGGCAAATATTGCCATGGTCGCATTTGCTTGGTTTTTAAACGCTGATTCAAAAATTCTATTCTCAAATCGTTGTTTAATATATTCTATTCTTTCTACTTCGTAATCTAACTCACGTCTTTTACAAATACTCTCTAACGATGCCCACTTACTCTTAGTCATCCCAACAAGCTCTAAAGCAGAACCCATTGTAACTACTGTAGGATCTTCGGTAATACCTTCAATTAAATCAATCTTTGCATTTATGTCTTCCAGGCTCATAAGCTCTGGTTTCATTGGGATTAATCTAGTTCTATCGTATTTACTTAAAGCTTTAATATCTTCAAGCATAATTACAATTTAAATATATGTTGTTCTAATTCATGAAGTGCATTAGCCAATGTCCAAGGCCCAGCACTGTTATTAATAGTACCAATATCCGCTACGGCAAAAGTAATGTTATAATCACCATCCCTCACGTTAATATGAGTTCCAGCATCATTATTAGTCATTACTCCATAAAAATACCCCATCAAATAAATATTAGGCTTACCTGTTTGAGTAATTTTAACACTTTTGCTTGTAGCGTCTCTAGTAAAGTTGATTGCCATAATACATCTATTGTTTTGCAATGTAAGTAAATATTTTCTCATAATCAAGGTTTGTAGATAAATAATATACTAGACGGTTTTTGATTTAGTATAAACGGTTTTTGATTAGGGTATAATGTAGATAAGTTTATTTGTTTTTACGGTTATAAATACATACCTTAGACTTTATTATTACTGCAAGGCTTGAGCAGTTGAAAAGCTAAACTTACATCTCTTAGGTGTTTGGATCGAACAAAATAGTTATTGATTACATTTAGTATCTACAATAACAGGAAAGATTTTCTTTTCTTTCTTTTTAGGGGGGTTTTTCTTTCTTTTCTTTTTTCTTTGCTACTTACATCAATAATCATAAAACATCTATCGTCGAGATTCATCTCGAAGCGTCAGCGGAATCTTAGTTCCCTTTTTGCAAACTCTATTCTTTTGCAAGTTCTTTCCAAGCTATTTTTTTCCTAGCAATAATTTTCTATAATCCTTTCCTATCTTTTTTAATAATTCCTTATTAAATATCCCCTACCTATTTTTTTATTATATAGTATAAGATATATTTGATACTGTTGTAAATTGTAGTGGGTTGTATAGTAGTGCCAAGAGGCTGTTGGGATTTTTTTTTCGCTAAAGATTTTTTCTATCTTTATACGCTATATACTCTTCTCTACAGCACTATCTTAATGATCATGCAATATTTTACCACTAACCACCCAGCCTCCCTCCAGAGGGCTATATACTACCTTAATACTAATGATTGAATGATCTTTATTTGTGCTATAATCTTAACAGATGCTTAATACTTTATGACAATTCTATGACAATTAATAAGATATATGTTATTACATTAGTGGTGTGGAAAGAAAGGGACAGTAGAGAAAGTTACCCAAAAAAGCTATTAAACAATCAAATAAATATTAACCAAACAAGTAAACAAGATGAAAACACTAGTAAACAAGATTTCTAAATTATCAGATCAAATAGAATTGGGCCTATTAAGTAAGTTAGAAGCTATGCAAAGGTTAAGAGAATTAAAGCATATGTTATCTGATAAATACAACGAGGGATCAGATGAATACATGACTATTATATATACACTAATCGACGTTAATACATTAATACAAGATATCTACTAACAATTAAACCAAACTAAAAAACAAGAAAATGAAAAATCAATTATTAAAACTATCGGCATCTATCCTATTACTGTTATCGGTTACATTTATCTTGATAG